GCGGTAGCGCAGATACGGGAAGTTGCGAACATTCGCCAGTTGCCACTCTTGTTCGTGGCCTTCTTCTTGGCCTTCCACCATCGTGTACGGCGCTTTGGTTTCCAGGCTTGCCATTTCGACGGCACTCGACGCGCTGTAGTTCAGCAGACGCACGGCGTCCTTGTTTGGCTCAATCATGCCGACCCAGCGACGTTCGGCTTCAAACGGAATCAGTTCGCGGCCCACCACCGGGATAATCGGGATGTAGCGCCCATCCATCGCTTGCTTGGGTTCCAACTCCTCGACGGCGTTGATGGTGGACCAGTACAGAATGGGCTTCTTTTCCACTTTGACGCGGGCGTCTGCGCCGGTTCTGGCGGTGCGTCCCTCGGGAATCGCGTCCTCCATCGACTCCGACCCGTCATCGAGCAGCACTTTGCGGCTCGTCTCGTATTCCAGCCGGTAATACTCGGCCACACGTACGGCACGGGCGGCACCTTCGCTGCCTGACACCCAATGCTGCGTGGTCGTGCCGATGGTGGACAGTTCCTCCTCGGAATAGCTTGCCATCTGGCTGTTGGGATACCGGCGCTTGTAGGTGTCCCACGGCATATCGTTGGTCAGGAACGCCCACTGCCCGTCCGAGTAGTCCGGTTCTTGCGAAAACGGGTCCAGCACCACGCTGCCTTGCTGGAGAATGCGCTTGATGATGATGCGCTGGTCAAAGGCGTCGTCGCTGTCCGGGTCCGGCTCGGTAATGACGCGGTAATAGCCACGGCCCGCCTTGACGGCGCGTTCAAACGCCCAACTTCGGGCCAGTCCCGCACGGCTTTCCACCTCAATGCGCCGATACAGCCCCTGAATGACTTCAGCGGTGTCGTCGCTGGCTTCGTCCGACAACGGATGCACACTGACGCCTAGATGCGCGGCCTTTTCGGCGTTTAGCACCAACTGAATGGGATGGTCGAGGCTCGGGATACTCAGCATCGGACGCTGCGGAATCGCCACGCCACCAATCAGTTGCGGCTTGCGCTGGTCTTTGACATCGGTCGGCCAGCACAAGTCCGGCACCTGGAACTTCAGCGCATCAACCTCGCGGTGACGCTGATCCACGTCCGCGTCAGAGCCAATCTTGAACCGGTCGAGTGCCTGCTTCAGGTCGTCAGTCTGTGCCATGTGTTAATGCGCCATCCAGCTAGAGCCTTGTGCCCACGCCCGTGACGGGCGATAGGACGGAGTCGGCGGCACCCGCATCTGCGAGCGCCCCGAAATAATCAGATACCGCGTGGCGTCCATCAAGTGGTCGCCACTTTTGACAATCTTCCCCTGCTCGTCGCGGTGATACTTGCGGAACTCGCTGCGCCAGTTGCGGAGATGCTCCTGCACCTTGAGCCGCCCCGATACCAACAAGTTCCACGTCTCGGTAATGCCCGCTTCGACGGCGTTCACCGCTGGGTCCAGCTTCAGGCCCAGCCGTCCGTAAATTTGGATGAGCGTCCGTCCGTCAATCTGGCTGCTGCCCGATGACGCTGGGTCAATCACGCCCGACATCCACTCGCCACGCGCCTTGATGGCTTCTGCATGACTGGCCGGTTCGCCCTGCCCCTGATAGTGCTCGTCGTACAGCACAATCTGCCCGGAACCGGGGTCTTGTGCGCCCCAGATGACGGCGGTGCGGTTCCAGCCCACGTCCATCGCGTAGACCCGTCGCCAGGTTTCAGGAATCTCCGCCGTCGGGACGAGGATGTCCTTCTCACTGATGGGATAAATCGCGCCAGACCCCAGACTCGGTTCGCCTTCCGTCCGTGCCGCAATCTGGTAGGGCGGCGTGGTCGCCATCAAGGCCCGACGCTCGTCGACATCCAGATGCGGCACGTCCTTCCATCCCGCTTGGATGAACGTCTTGAACTCAGCCGACGCATCCGTCTCGGGTTCCAAAAATCCCTTGACGACGGCGCTCATGCCTTGCAGCGGGGTGAACGTCACCATCACAATGCCCTTGGTGGTCACCGTGCGGTACAACATCTCCGTGTAGCAATCGGCTGGTGGTTCTTCGTCGCACCAGATGACATGCTTAGAGGTGCCTTCAAAGCTCGGTCGGCCTTGCTCGTAGGTCTTCAGGCCCAGCAGACTCGACCCGCCGCTGCTGTGCTTGATGACCGCGCCTTCCAGCGCCCCAGGCAGACCGCGTGAGCTAATGGTCGAGAGAATCAAATGCGCCGGAATCATGCCGGTACCGGGCAGTTGCACGGACCCCAGCAGCTTGGCTTGCACAATGTCCCGCGTCGTCTGGCTGTTGGTGCCGACCGCCCAGCATTCGACGGGCGTGTCAAACCGACGACCCGTCCACCACGCGGGATACAGGCCGGTGAGGTGACACGTCAGTTCGTACGCGCCCGCTTCTGATTTGCCGACCCGGTTTGCGGCCATGAACAACCGTTCCTTGAAGACTTTGCCTTGAGCAAAGAACTCCAAGTGGCGCGGATACAGGACACGGGCGGTCGGGCCGCTGTCGGCAAAGAACGTCGTAAACCGCGCACTCGACCGACGAGCCGCCTCGTCCATCAGTCGCTGATAGAGCGCCTGTTCGTCGAGTGTCAGCGGCATTAGTCTTGGAGCTTCTTCAGCAGTGCCGCCATGTTGGCTTTCAGTTCCGCGTCCGTCAGACTGGCCGTCGGCGTCGAGGTGACATCCAAATCCAGACTCTGCCGCGCTTGCCCAAACATCCGGTCCATGATGTCCTTCAGAATCGGCGCAGACGGGGCAATGGCGCTCAGTCGATACGCCTGTTCGCCTTGCTCCAGCTTCTCGGCCATCAGTTCGGGGTCCACAATCGTCTGCCACTTGCCCTGCGCGTCTCGCGCTTGCATGTGGGTCACGCCCTCTGCCGCCGTCAACTGCGCTTCCACCAGTCGGTCAAACCGCTTCGACACCGCCATCTTCCAGGCCGCCAGCAGTTCCTGCTTTTCGCGCAAAATAATGGGCTTGCGGTACTTGACCGCATCATCAGACACCCGACGCTTGCGCGTCTTCGGCTTATACGCCCCGCCTTCATAGGGCGTTTTCGGCAGATTCATCGCCATAGCCTTCTTTGTATCATAATTTGACGCGATTATGTTTGCAGTCCTGTCTGCCGTGATCTACAATCCGTGTATCACGTCGGGAGGGTCAACCGCTGGCGACGTGATGATTGACCCGAGGACTACCAGTGCATCAAGTCCTCACGGTGGGAGCCGGACTGGCGCATCCTTGACACGGACAAGCGCATCAACAGCCCGATACGACTAGAGCCGATGCGGGGTAGGCAGGTGTTCCTACTATAAGTCTGGACGAGGATGGGCAAACCCCTGTGCCCCATCTACCCCAACGACACCCTCATCCGACGGTTGTCTTTCCGGGTCTGGCTTTCCCAAACCATGGGAGAGCCATACCCACTCACTCTTCCCTTTCCTCTGGTTGTCCTTCCGAAGGAAGGGCAAGAGCAAAGGCAAAGAAGAGCAGAAGGCTAGACCTCCCGCCAGGCACAGACCCCTAGACACTGTAGTATCCAAGTGCTTTTCACAGGTCGCGGGAGAGAACGAGATATACAGGGGGGAACCCGAACCCAGAAGCGATTCGGATCTGGATCCCCTTCGGGCAAATGCCCCATAGCCACCATGGCCGGCGGTAGGGCATCCACCCTAGACCTAGGCCCTAGGGCAATCCCCCTATGTTCACGCCGATGGGAGACTTGGCACGATGTATGCTCTTCGCGTGCGCGCACTCCGTTGATCTATCGCGTCCAGGCTGAGGTGGATACCTTGTATACATCATAAGCGTCAAACAATTGACACCTGGATCAAAGGGATGGGAACGGGCGGGGCGCATTCCCCTCTGTAGAAATCCTTACGAACCTTTGATGCAATATGATCAATTCCCTTAGAACGGGCCGTCACTGGGGTAGTAAGATCGTCACGCGAGCAACGACAGCTCGCCACCACACGAGGTTTACACGATGCCCGAAACAATCGACACACGAGAAGGCTGGCTCGAAGATGCTGTCATGCGTCTGCGTCCTGACTTCGTCCGCGCTCAGTGCCCGCTACCCGCTGCCGTCAAGGTATCGGTGGGCTTCCCGTCCGTCCACGCCACGGGCCAGCGCCTGGTTGCGCTAGGACAGTGCTGGGACGCCACGGCAAGCGCCGACAACGTGGCGCAGGTGTTTATCACCCCGTTACTCGATAACCCCGTGGATGTGCTGGCCGTGCTGGTTCACGAACTGGTTCACGCGGCCATCGGCTGCGAACATGGACACAAGGCCCCGTTTAAACGGGCAGCAGTAGCAATGGGCCTTGAAGGTAAGATGACCCAGACCACGGCGGGTCCGAGACTCACGGTGCGTTTACACGCGCTATCGGCGGCACTCGGCGAGTTTCCCCACGCAAAGCTCACCCCCGGTGTCGGTGGCGTCAAAAAACAGACCACCCGCATGATTCGCGTGACGTGCACCCCCTGCGAGTATCTCTGTCGCCTCACCCGGAAGATGCTCACGGAGCACGGCGCGCCGATTTGCCCATCGTGTGGCGAACAAATGCACACGGACGACGCCCCCGACACCGACACCGACAGCGACACCAACGACTAGTACGTTTACACGCGGGTCGTACCTCCGGGTACGGCCCGTCACCCTTTGGAGGCTTACATGTTCTACTTACACATCGTCGGCAACGACCCATCGAGCGGCACCCCGTACGCCACACGCGAACTGGCGCTGTCTGCGCTGTCGCCGGGGCACGGTGTGACGTTCGTGGCGACCGACACCCAAAAGCTCCGGTGGCATTCTCGCGAGTCTGATAGGTTCGTGTCGGGCGTTTACACGGATGTCCCGTGGGCCACGTTGGCACACCCTCATCACTACGCGCATCTCAGCACGGGTAACCCCGGCTTGATCGCGTATACGCCAGACGATGCGTTTGGCGTCGATGATCGCCAGTTGCGCGTCAAACCGGGTAAGTACCTCACGCAATTCTTGGGTCACGTTTACACAGCAGAACAGATCGTGGAACTGTCCGATGCCGTCAAATCCGCAAGCGTGGACATTCACTACGCCACCACGCCACAAGACTGTGTAAACGTCTATCAGGCCTATCACGGTCCCGATAGTTGTATGTCCGGCAGGGGCAAATGGACGGACGACACGCACCCCGCGCAAGTCTACGGCGGGGGCGATACGGCGGTGGCGTATCTGGGCCATATCGGGGGCGAGCGGGCCAACCATACCGTGACAGCACGGGCCGTCATTCGCACCGATATCAAGCGATTCTACCGGACGTACGGCAGCGCGTCCGGGGTGCTGGAAACCCTGTTACTGGCGGCGGGGTACGAACGAACGGACAGCTCGCTAGAGGGTGCCCGTTTGCGGGCCGTGGTCCACCCCGAACACCTGGACCGGTGGATCATGCCGTACATCGACGGGCGCAGCTACGGGACGCTCAGCGACGATGCCGAATACATCGTCGTGGGGTCCGGCCCCATCGGGGTCCAGAACGTTTCCGGTATCACCTACACTTACCGGTAACACGCGCACAGGGGGGGGGCGCAGTGCCCCCCCCCTCTTACATCATTTCTTTCCCCCAGGTATCCTATGCTGCCCTTGCGTGTGCGCTTGCCCAATATCATCGCTGCCGCTCTTGTACTTGTCGGCCTATCGTTTCTGGTGATTGTCGCGGTCGGCTTCGAGTTTCCGTTTACACCCACTGCCGCGCTTATTGTGGCGCTGGGGTGTGCCGCGCCACACTGTGTCCGCATCATCGCGAACGGGGGACGCGCATGACACGTTTACACGCACGTTCGACGCTCGCCCCTTCCTTGACGGAATTGCTCACCTACTGCCGTCCACACGGCAGCGCGACCGAACAGGCGTTCGTGGATCGCTATTTGATGACACTGCCGGGGGCCACCGTGGACCCACACGGCAACGTGCATGTGACCGTGGGCACCCCGGACATCCTGTGGTCGTGTCACACCGATACGGTTCACCGTGACGCCGGACGACAGCGTGTGTCCACCGACGGCACCTGGATACAACTCGCCGCCGATAGTCCGCGCAATTGTTTAGGCGCAGACGATACCGCCGGGGTCTACCTCTGTTTACACATGATCGCGGCGGGCCGCTCCGGGCACTACATTTTTCATCGGGGCGAAGAACGCGGCGGCATCGGCAGTACGGCGTTAGCCAAACACACCCCGTGGTTACTCGATGGGCATCGGTTCGCCATTGCGCTGGATCGAGCGGGGACTCGCGACATCGTCACGCACCAATGTGGACAGCGGTGTTGTTCTGACGTGTTCGCGGACTCCCTCAGTGCCGCACTCGCGCCGACGTTTACACACGACGACGCCTACACCGGCACCGACGGGGTCTACACCGACACCCACGAATATCGGCACCTGATTCCCGAATGCACGAACCTCAGCGTGGGCTACGCACAGGCCCACAGCGCCCGTGAACGTGTAAACGTGACGCATGTCCATCGGCTGTTGACGGCGCTGACTCGTCTACGGGTAGATGACCTGGTCTGCGCCCGGTCGGTGGATGACCCGGACCCGCTTCCGGTCCCACGCGGGGGCACGGACCAAGACTGGTGGTATCCGGCGCAGTTATTTCGCTACAGCGTCACATAATCCTTGACACCGGTCTTAACATCGGCAAGACTAGGTTTTCGATTGCCCCACGCACGGGGCCACCATGCGAGGCACACATGACACGCACCGTAGAACAGCAACGCATCGACCGGCAGTATCGAGCCGTGGCACACGCGCATGTGTTTGCCCTGTCACGCGCAGGGCTGCTCGCGACGAATTTCGGCTGGTCTGCGGGGCCAGACTATTGCCTGTCAAAATGTGCGGACATCAACGGCGCGCAGTATTTCCTGAAGACAGAACGTGTAAACAGGCGCTATACAAGCGTGGTGCTTGATGGACACACGCGCCTTCCGATTGCGTCTGCGGCGTAACACGCACGACCGAGCTGGGGCGGCACCCCGGCACACCGTTTACACACAAACGAGGCACAACATGACACGACAGAGCATTGACGGCGGCGGTTGGTTTGATTTGGTCGCAGCGGATAAGTTCATGGAAGACACCCGCTTTGACGGACACAATTACATATCCGTCCACACGGGATCGCAGTGGTCGCATGAAACCCTCTACCGGACCACACGCGGCACGTACATTCTCCACGCATCCTCGCAATGGCAGGGCGCACACGACACCTGGTCGCGCCTCGCCATTGCCGACGCGGTTAGTTGGTTGATTGCCAACGGCGACGACGCGACGACGCCCGCCGAACTGCACACCCTCGCCGACCTCGAAGCCTAACGCAGACCCGAGCCGGGGCGGGTTCCCCGGCGCACCGTTTACACAACGAGGTATTCCATGACATCTGCACAGTTGCTCCGCACCGACGGCACTCACGACGACATCACGCCGAAGAACGGCAAGCGATTCGCGTTCATCGGCGAAGCGTATGATCTGATCGGCACCGACATGATCCAAATGTGTGCGACCCACGACGGGCGGTTGTTGCTGATTGACGAAGACGGCAAGCTGAAAGGCAAGCGTGTAAACGTCGCGGCCACGGCGCTGTATGTTTACGGCGCACAGGATGCGATTGTGGGCGACGTGATTGTGTGTAGCGCACGACAGGTATAACCACGACGCCGGGGGGGTTGCCCCCGGTCACCCTTGACGAGGAGACAGCACATGACCCGCATTACCGCACACGACCTCGCGCTGACGCTCGCACGATTGAACAGGGCCACTGGTATCGAGGTTCCACGCGCCACACGGCTGGGGAGTTGGTCTATCGGGCAAGCCTACGGCGGCTACCAGCTTGAACGGGTGGTGACGGATGGCGGCGGCGTGAAGACCTACGGCGGATTCGGCACCAAACGCGAACTGCTGGCACGTTTACACGCCATGCTTGACGGTCTAGAGTTGCGATGACGCGCACGGGCTGGGGCATCGGCCTCAGCCCTGTTTACACACACCCGCTCGCCACTCGCGGCAGACGCCGTTTAACATCATCACGGAGCCGGGACACCCACCGGCTCTGTGTAAACGTGAAGAGGGAAGCTGATGGCTCCGATAGAAGAAGTCCGTGAATGGGCGACGGCACGGTTAGCCGAAACGCTCTATTACTGTACCTGTACGTTTACACAGTGTGACAGTGCCATCTTTTCGGCCTTGTCGCCCGCAGAACGCTACCCGTGGATTCAACAGGCGCGGGCTATTTTGGAGGCACAACCATGACCGATCCATTGTCGCAGAGTGTCTGGACGCGCAAGCGGCACATCGAGGAGGCGAACCGGTCTTGGTGGATGGACGCAGGCACTCGCGAGGAGTTCAGTGCAGCCGCTGCGCGGGAACAGGCCCGCATCCTCAGGTCGAAAGCGGCGACGATGACGCTGGGCAGCAATATCATCGTGGGCTGGAACGCCAACGGACGCAAGCCATGACCCCGTACTATCAACACGGCGATGTGACGATTTACCACGGTGACTGCCTGGAGGTCTTGCACGACACCACGGGCCTTGCGTATGACTTGGTCATTACCAGCCCCCCCGTATAACTGCGGCAAGGCCTACGGGGCGCACGACGACGCGATGGACGCACAAGATTACTTTAGTTGGTTTGAGGACCGCTATCACGCGATGGCGTCGTCGCTACTCGCAGGCGGATATTGTTGTGTAAACGCACCGACGTGGATGGGGTCACGCGCAGACCGGCTGTTTGCGTTTGATGAGTTTAAACCGCTGGCCGACCGGCATTTGCGGTTTCATGACCTGATCATCTGGGACAAAGGCCCACCCAACGGGATGGCGTGGGGCAATCATCCGAATGCCCCGTTTATACGCGCCAACCACGAATGGGTGTTTGTTCACCGCGCCGAAGGACCACCACGGGGCGACAGCGACATTAGCTGGGCCGAGTGGTCACGGTTGACACAAAGCGTCTGGTCGATCCAAACGACGTTGCCGCATCGCGAACAACATCCGGCGACGTTCCCGTACGAACTACCACGACGGCTGGTCATGTTGTTTTCCGCACCCGGCGCGACGGTGTGTGATCCGTTTATGGGGACAGGCACCACGCTGGTAGCGGCGAAACGATTGGGCCGCAAGGCTATCGGCATCGACCGTGAGGAACGATACTGCGAAATGGCGGCGATAGCGTTACGGCAAGATTCCTTGCCGTTAGGATGACGATGATGTTTACACCACTCCCAAGTGAGGCACCGATGACTGAGACCCCGACCGACGTGACTGCCGTCCTCGCCCGCCCTATGCGCGTGGCCCTCGCCGCATATTACGAGGCGAAACGCGCCCTCGCGCAGACCCAGGCCGACGAGATGGCCGTCATGGGGCGCACGGTGCGAGTGCTGACCGACGCCGCAGTCCTCGACGAGTATGAGCGGATGCTGGGACGCCGTTAGGCCGCAGCGCGGGCGTAGAGGAAACCCTTGCGCCCGCGTTTACACGTCACCCGCTCCGTCCGCACGACCGTTCCCGCCAGCACCAGCCCTTGCATCGCCAGCAGACACGTCCGCGTATCCATCTTCGCCGCCGCCCGAATGTCCGTCATGGTCATCGCGCCTGACAGCGCGGCGAGCACACGACGCGGAGCCTTGTTGGCGGCACGAGCGTTGACACGCACCGACCGACTCAGCCGGTGCTCCATGCACAGGTTGAATGGCCGATTGGTGCGAGGATTCCTCGCGCAAAACGAGCCGCACTCGTAACACCGGCCATCGGCGAGGTGCCGCAGTTTGGCTTGTCGCCCGTTCCTGTTGGTCTTCGCGTTATCGAGCGCCCGATGCACCGCGCAGTGGACGTACGCCACGCCTGAGGGCCGCACAGCGGCAGGAAGGCCACACCAGACGCACAGACCTGCGTGGCGACGACGCCGATAGGCCGCCGTGGTCCGCAACACCTCGCTCATGCGGGGTCCGGCACCGGCATGCCCCACGGCAGCGCCCGGTAGCCCACACCGTATCCGGTCGAGTAGCCGTGGCGATGGGCCATATCGTAGATGTTTTGCTCGCGGCGGGTCAGGATGCCAAAGTCGGCTTCGAGGTGCGCCGTGCGAATCGCCAGACCGGCGCGACGACGACGCTCGGCGTTCACCGGCTGGGGTTTGCCACGGAGTCGGGCCGACTGCTCTGCCGCACGGCAGGGGATGCCGCACATGCGCGAGGGACGGCGGCGGTGCCGCGTGATGAACATGGTGCCGCACTGTTCACAGCGGCGTGGCGGATTGGGCTTCTGCATGATGATTTCCTCAGCGTATCCACGCTGGTTGAAAGATGTAACCCAACAGAACCGCGCTGATGGTGTTGAGTTAGATAGATGGCTGCGGCGCAGGGATTTGAACCCCGATTCGCGGCTTCAAAGGCCGCTGTCCTGCCGTTGAACGACGCCACATCGACGCAATTATTTCTGATACTTGGCGAGCTGCTTTTCAAGGTACGTCACGCGGTCAGCCAGCAGACAGGCGATGGCTTTGTAATGCGTCCAGTTGTACGTGTTGGTGTCCGCTTCGAGGCCTACCAGGTCGCGCCACTCTTGCAGCGCGGTGGGCGCATCCACAACAAGACGCTTGACCATAGGGATCTGTGCTAGGATCAAAAACGCGAGGACAGGTGGTGGCGAACCCATCCTCGCAGCCAATACAGCAGCGGAAACTGCGGTACTGACGGGTAGACCCCCATCATACCTCGGAACCCACGGCACAATATCGCCCACGCTGGTGGTGACGCACTTTAGTAAGCCTTCGGGCAACTATTGTCATCGACCTTCTGGGACAGGGACCAGCGGTCGCCCTGGGACACGCACCGTACTCGGCTTGCAAGCGGGCGCTGACGCTCCTGTCAACCCGCGCTCATTGCCTCGCGTCTGATGACGCGCTAGTGAGCCTACGCACGATACCGCCACAGAACCGGTGGGTCATCAGACCTCAACACCGGGGGGCAAGGGTATCGACGGGACGACTGACACCCCTGCGGGGGTAGCAGACGGCTTGGCTCCCCGTAGTAATAGGGAGGCAAGAGATAGAGGAGATCTGTCTCCGACGCTGGTGGTAGACTCAGACGATGCAAACACTGACAAGCCCGGAAGCCGGTGGTATCTGGTGGTCCCCAGACCAAATCAAATATTTACGCCGCAAGATTTTGCAAGAGGATTGCCGCACCTTTTGCCGCCATTTCACCACCGAAGAAGGCAAAGAACTGCGCGCCAGGACGGTGGAAAGCTGGGACCAAGGACTACGACGACCGAGCTACTTTGTCCGGGCACAGATGTCGTCCGCGTTCCGTGAACTGACACGTCGCCATCCACATGTGAAGGCGCTGTTGCCGCCCAACCCAGAATAGGGCTTGACAGTCGCACAGCGGTGGTAGTAAGGTTCTTGTAGCACGTCGCACCGAGGGATGATCTTGATGCCTCACGACTCGGACCACGCGACGTGCGTTTACACTGTTCCCTGACGGGGACCACACCGAGAGGTAGGATATGACGCCAGAGGAAGCCCTTCAACTCCACACGCTGCTGGTCGATAGCATCATCAACGCACTGGACGCCATCAAACTGGTGGACAGTGTGTCGGCAGGCATGGACCCCGCAGACGTGAAAGCGGCGATTGCCACGGCGATGCTGCGGATCGTCGATGTGCCCACGGTGATGCATTGACGTACGACGACTGGAAGACGACCGAACCAGACCAGCCGCGTGGTGAACGTGATGACCGCGAGGATGACCGCGATGCCCGCGAGGAAGACGACGACGATGACCATGATGACGACGACGAGATGGACCGTGCGGAACAGTACGGCTGGGGGGTCTGAATGATGCTGCGTGTGCGTCTGCCAGGTGCGCTCTACCGGCTGGCACTCGACGCCTGTCAAGGCAACAACGGGCTGCTCAACGCGGCCATCGTGCAACTGCTCGAAACGGACGACTGGCTGGAACAAACTATCGACGCCATCATCGCCGAGAAACTGGAACTCGACACCCTTCGGGAGGCAGAATGACCGACATTACGTACGCGACACTCGCCAGCATCGATGTCAACGCTCACACAGAGAAGAAAGGCTCGTTGACCTACCTGTCCTGGGCATGGGCCGTAGACCAACTGCTCCGACGTGACCCTGACGCAAGCTGGGATTACCGCTGCTGGAACGACCAGCCGGTCTGCATCCTGCATGACGGCACCGCGATGGTCTGCTGCACCGTCACGGTCGGGGGCCGGTCCAAGACCGTGTGGCTTCCGGTCATGGACAATAAGAACCGCGCCATCGTGGGGCCGGATGCGTTCGCCATCAACAGCGCCATGCAACGCGCACTGGTGAAGGGCATCGCGATGTGCGGACTGGGCCTGTATATCTACGCGGGCGAAGACGTGCCGATGGAAGATGACGCGTCGGCGGCTGCCGCACAGGACGCTTACACCGCGTGGTTGGAGACGTTGAAGCCCATTGCCGACACCGGCAACTTCCAGGCACTGGTCGCGGCCATCAAGCTCCAGCCCGCGTATGCCACGCTGCTGCGAAGCAAGGACATGGCGACGTGGGCCGCGCTGAAGGCCCGTCAGGAGGCCGCAATGGCCCCTGCGGAGGCGCTGGTGGACACGATGGAGGCCGCAGGTATCCTCGTGGAGGCGGTGACCGTCGAGGCCGCGCAGACGCCTGACGAGGGCGAGGCGCAATACAGGGCCGGTATCAAGAAAGTTAAGGATGTCATGAGGCGAGCCGGTGGATCACTGCGGGAGTTCCCGTCCGCGTGACCGAAC